TTATCTCTTTCCATAATCCAAAGTTTTTTCATTCATATCCTCTTCATCCTCAACCCAGAACATCCGATAATCTTCATATATCTTTCTGTAATCCTCCAATCCGAAGGGTGGAAAATTGGTGGAATACATGTCATAAAGGTCTTCGGGAGTTAAAGTCGGGTCATGGTTCAGCATATCATAAACCTCATCCTCAAACTCATAGGGACTGAAATATGAATCACTTTGTGTATGGGGATAAGTGTCTGTACAGTCCTCTATGATATGTTCTATAAACCTCAGGCATTTCAGCAGGTCTTTCTTTACCGTTATCTCTTCATCGGTGTGGGCATTGTAGTAACCACATGAGACGTTGATGCAGGAGACCCCAAGCCCTTTCTCTTTCAAGGTCAGAATATCGGTCATCAAGCCGTTCTCCTCCATGTAACCCCATTTTTCAGGTTCTATCGCTTCAATGAACCCTTCGGAACACAACTCGGAATAACCTATGTTTGTAATAAGGTCTGAATTGCCTTTACGGTCAGGCTGGATAACGAATCTCACATCATCGAAGAAAGACATCACCGCCTCAGAACTTCCCTTGCAGCCTGTTTCTTCCTCTCTAAAAAAGACTACTTTCATAGAATTATATTTCTTCAGGCATTCAAGACAGATGAACACTCCATTTTTATCATCGGCTCCCAAATTCTCAAACCTCCTGTTCTTTGGCGAATAACCGAATATGACTTCCCTTGTCTCCACCGCCTTGAAATCCTTTGAATGCTTGCAGTGTGAAACCTGGTCGATATGGCTCACTAAGCAAGAATAAACTTCCGCTTTACCCTTGACTACATACAGGTTCCCGAACTTATCCTTTGACACGGATATATTTCCGGGAAGCTGTCTTATATAGGAACAGAGGAACTTTACCATCTTCTGTTCCTTCCCACTCGGGCTGTAGATACTATACAGCCGCTTCAATAATTGTATATTCATGATTTATCTCTTTTTTAAGTTTATAGCCGTATGGAAGGTTGGTACTTGGATTTATCCTGTCGAACACCTCATTGTCAAACTCCCATGCTTCCTCATTTCTCAATAACCGGCATAATGTATCCGTACCGATGCTTTTATTCTCATAGATACCTTCCGGTTCATTCCAGATATTGATCCGGGTAATGTCGGTGTAATCCTCATACCATTCATCATCATATTCGGAGTAATGCCAGTTCTTCCGCTTGAACTCATTCTCCGCTTTCTCCATACATTCCTTGCAGCAATAATATTCCTCCGTCACTTCCGAACACATGGCATCATCCAAAAGAATGTTTGTTCCACATTCATCACAGCAGACACAGTCGTCCTCGTGGTGATATTCTCCTTTCGATTCTATCCATATAAAATCATCCAGATTGTTCACGTCCACCCAAATCTCCCTTCCGTTCCGGTAACAGGATCTGGTTACTGAACAATGATACTGGTGGTAATCGTCCCATTCCCGATCGTCATCATCGTCGTCAGTATCACCATATAAGTTCAAGTCTGTGGTGTCAAGGTTATATGAAAAGTGTGAGTTTTCGTAGTTATAGGCTTTATTCAGGTTATAATTGTACCATTTGAAAGAATCCTGATAAGAAAGCGTGTCTTCCAGTTCCAGATCACAGTCAATCTCAAACTTCCTGTCGGATAATGAGTTCCCATGAATATCTACAAATGCGTTAGCTTCATGGCAGGATGCACCCACGATTTTATAACCGTCTATGTAATCACCTTGAATGAGTTTGTCAATCAGTAACCGTTTCAATACATCATCGCCTCCTGAAGAGTATTGCCTTTCAAGCAGCCTCCATTTATTGCCATCCTGATCCGTAACGTCAGTAAATAGAATGGATCTTGCTACAACCAATCCTGTTTTGTCTGTTATGTAAGCCGCCTTGGCTTTTACCGAATCACGATAGAATGAGGTCCGGTCTTCGTCCACCATACATGAACCGAAATTACCTTTGCAATAATCACTATCATATATCTTCCAGAACTCATTGTTTATATGTAGTTCCATATCAGGTGATTTCCCATGTGTATAAGTATGCCATTGCTGGGTAAAAATATCTCCGGCAAGCCAGTTTACGACACTTGGAGAGAGCAACTTTCCTATCTCTGTCTCAAGGATAAGCTCTCTCATGAATTTTCCGGCCCTCATCTTGAAGACTCGGCTACGTTCAACATTGATATAGCGGACTGAACTTTTATCCAGATCCTCACATACACCCTTGCTTTCGTCAGTCTGATATCTGGAAGAGTGGTATGTCTTGCCTATCAGTTCCACCCTATAAGGCAGCTTTTTATCACCTTTTCCTGATTCAATGACAGCATCCATTACTTTTTTCTGTAGGTCAGCCATATCATATATATGTAACAAGGCATAATCATCATGCTCCCTGCAATACCTGAGCAGTGCAGGATTCTTCAGATGGCCCAGCAGTATCCTGTTCTTTCTTACCACCGTACCGTTATCTCTTTTTTCAAGTCCGAAACAGGCCTTGAATCTTTCGTAACCATAAAAATTATAGTATAACATAATCTTCTGAATTTTAAATTGTCGGTAAATAAAAAAAGAAGAGATACTTCCTTTTAATCAGAAATATCCCTCCCCGGAATATTAGTCTTGGTATGTTTCAACCTTTTCAGATGAATGGTATCGTCTTGTCTTCCAGAACTCCTGATTCCACTATCTTCTTACATATCTCATGGGAAGCCTTGTTCCTCAGGTCATATCCGTAACCTTCACTTCCCATTGTTTTAATCACTTCAACCATACTTCTGAATAAGGTCTGTTGCAGGGTCCTGTGGAATGTAGTCACCGCTGAAGCGAACCTTTTCTCATTCCACCCATAATCGTTCAGGGCATGTTCAAGTTCTTTTGCAGCCTTGAATTCCCTGCTGTTTTCCAATTCATGTCTTTCCATAACCTATAATATTAAACCGGAGATAATTCTGTAGGGAAAACCTCAGCCTCGGAAAAATCGGAAGTTATAAGGACCACACTGTCATCCTCCAAATTATCCGGGACCGAAGCCACTTTGTATTCACCCTCTGATATACCTTCGGGATCATGCCAGCAAACAGTGGCACCAACTTTTATAAAATCATATTTCATCGCTAATATTCATTATTGATTATACATTATTCCTGTTGTAATGATTTGGGGTAAACGTCTTTCTTATACGTGACTGACATTCATCCGGTAATTCCTTCAGGATCCCAGCATATCTTTTATCAGAACAGCCTTGCGGCAATCTGTCTATGCATGTCATAATATCATTCATTTCCATATCAAGTATCCGTTAAAGGGTTCAACAAAAAAGGGAGAAAGATCATGTTTGTCATATTTAGATCTTTCTCCCTTGTGAGTCAATTTATTTTCAGGTCTAACTCAAAAACCATCCGTAATTCTCAGTATCTTCACCGTTTAAAGCTTTTTGGACACCAATCGCAAAATCAGTGCAGTTCTGATTTCGCTCCAAGAATTTATCAATATAGGATTGTTTGGCGGCGTCATTAAGGAGCTGCATCAAATCCCAACAAGTGATATTCTCTCTGCCACGTAACCCGAAATTAGGGTTTTCTATATAGCCTTTCGTAGCTGCATTGACATTGGAATCACCTAAAATCACCTTGGGCAATTCTTTAAGTTGTGAAGCGGGTAAAGCTTGATATAATCTGAGCCTACCAATTATCTGACAAAACTGTTCCTGTGAAATATTCGTCCTTCCCAGATTTTCAAGTAGCCTGAGATTCTGTTCGGGGTTAAAGTCTTGAAATAGTCTGAGTGCTGAACTGTATATATCTGCATCACTCATCACTTCCAGTCGTCCGGTCAGACCATCGTTCAGTAACATAAGGTTCGAGCAAACTTTCACTCTCCATCCGATAAAGATTTTAAATTTCTCCGGTGATTTTCGGGCGTATAGGTTTTCCTCGTTCAGACTTCTTACACCTCCGATACATAAATGTACTTCTTCTCCGTTCATCATTCTGCTCATAGACCTGATATGAAAACAGAAAGCCATACGTTGATAATAGATAGTCTCGTCCTCAGGTTTAAGTTCCTCTTTCTTTTTGGTTAATGCTCCCGGAACCCTGCCCAGGATTCTATGTGATACCCTGATTTCTGTGTTTCCAAAGCTTTCACCCGTAAAATAGCTCCTTGCAGCCTCCTCGATCCGGTGTATGAATGTCTGGTGGCTGATTGTAAGCTGATTGTCTCCAAAACTGGGTACAATGCAGTTTCTCTCAAGTTCTTCAAGTGTAATACCCGAAGTGTTACTTTCAATAAAATTGGGATGTTCTTCCTGCTCTTCTTCAGATACGATTACAGCATCTTCAATATTCTCGGTATTAATCACATCCATCATTCTTGTCATCATTCCGATTGTTCTTGGAATGACAGTAAGTTCATTAGTCATTGTTTCCATACTCTTTGTTATTTTTTAGTTGTTAATAAAATCCGATAAACGAAAAAAAGCCAAGAGGTTTATTTCTTTGCTTTTATAAATAAACTTCTTAGCTTCTTAATTCCCTTGAGTATTGATGTAGTAACTTCAAGGATTGTTATTATTACGTCCTGACCTTTATCATAATCCACTGTTCAAGACGTTATGTTAGTTTTCAGCCGCCACAGTATCTGTAGCGACTTTACTCGTGGCGGATTTTTTCTTTCCCAATCTGCCACCATACTTCTCGGCAAGCTCGATCAATACGGAGCCTGCCACGATGATCTCCGCTACATTTGCGGCGATCTTCAATGCTTTTACCAAATTTCCCATTTCTCTAATTTTCAATTGTTTGTTATTACGTTTCTATTCTCTTATATATTATTCTCACATATAAGGCTTTGAAGGATTCAAGAAAGGGGAAGAAAAAAAAGAAAAGCCGTCATCAAACCTCCTCGATCTGACTTGACTTTCCGATAGACTGCATACTTTGGGTAATCAAGACTAAAGCTGTGAAAACTACTCGTACCGTTGCTATCCCTCGAATTAAAGTTCTAACCATCATCTGAAATTAGATTTAACCCGGAAAATTACTTTTTATAACGCTTGAAGCTACGCACCTTATCTTAATGGTGCTGAATAATGCTCCAAGCTATTTTCTCATATATAAGGGTTTGGAAGGTTTCAGGAGGGAGGAATGAACGGCCATACTTTTGATATATAAATGAAAGGTCCGCAAACAAAAATCCGGGTGCCCTGTTGTATCCGGATAAAGGAGTATCGTATGGAGAGAACCGAACTGATTGAGGCTATAAGAAAAGTCTGTGAGATACAAAACGATATCAGAATAGACATGAGGGTAAGAGGTGAGGGCTGGTTTTTCGATGCCGCATACATATTTCTTGGAGAGAACGGAATATATGTGACCGACACCTTATATATAATAAGCATAGACGAACTGGACACAGGGTCATTGAACAGAATACATCAAAAAATTGTTCTGAAATAGATTTCCCTCATGAATGATAAAACAAATTGATTCATTACAAAGCGGCGGTTCGTTGAGAATAGCCACTTTTCACTATAATCCATATTATTTTGGAGGTCTTGAGTTTTTTGCCTATCTTTGTAGTAACCCATATATCAGACCATTATGAACAGCAATAATAAAAACCAGATAATCCGTTTTGACTGGGCGATGAAACGTCTGCTCAGGAACAAGGCAAACTTCAGTGTCCTTGAAGGCCTGCTCACCACGTTACTGGGTGAGAAGATCATTATCCAAAGACTTCTTGAAAGCGAGAGCAATCAGGAGGATGAGTATGACAAGTATAACCGTGTGGATATGCTTGCCGAGAACTCCAGGGGTGAGCCGGTATTGATAGAGGTGCAGAACAATAATGAATATGCCTACTTCCAGCGTATGTTGTTCGGTACTTCCAAGCTGGTCACTGAATATATCAACAGAGGGGAAAGCTATGACAAGGTCCGTAAAGTATACAGCGTCAATATAGTCTACTTCTCCCTAGGGCATGGCAGGGACTTCGTTTATCATGGAAAGACGGAATTCAGGGGTATCCACACTAATGATCTTCTTGAACTCACCCCGTTCCAGAAACAGACATTCAAGGTGGATACGGTCAGCCAGTTATATCCCGAATACTATATCCTGAAGGTGAACGGTTTCAATCAGGTAGCAAAAAGTCCCCTGGAAGAATGGATCTACTATCTTAACACTGGAGAAATACCTTCCACTGCCACAGCTCCCGGTCTTGAGGAGGCTCGTGAGAGATTAAAGTTGGATAGTATGACTAAAGATGAACTTGCCGCTTACTACCGCCACTTGGATAATATTGTAATCCTTCGTGACAATATCAATACTGAACGGGAAGAAGGAAGAGCAGAAGGGATTGAAGAAGGAATAAATAAAGGAGAAAGAAAAAAAGCAATAGAAGTTGCCCGTTATTTAAAATCATCTGGAACCTCAATAAAGTTAATTATGGGAGCAACCGGATTGACCAAAGAAAAAATTGAAGAACTATAAAACAAGTTTCTCTATATAACACTGTTTAGGAGGAGCATACATTTCGTATAGTTCCTCTTTTTTTTGCATGATTGGTTGTTTATATAAAGTTCAAAAATACCAATCTACCACCTAATAGTTAATTAATGTTGTAGCAATGGTAGGTGGCGGCACCAATCCCCAACCGGGAGAAATCAGTCTGGCTCACAACGGTTTGCTCTTTCTAGACGAACAACAGAATAAACACTTTAACCATTCGTAAAAACTGATTATCAGATATTTATGAAGAATGTTAAATAATGCAACCTTTTGCATATTTGGAAACTTACAGCCGTGAAAAGTAGGGTAGGCTGGGGTTTAACCGACTGTCAGCTTAAAATATTACCCCATTCCCCTTATCTGAATCTGGAATCACTACTTGAATACCTATCTTATCAAATACTTCATCTATGTTATTCATTAGTTGTTCACCAGTAGTAACAGCACTAGCTTCTTCTCTCTGTAGCCTTATCTGTTCATTTACCAACTCTAGCAGTATATCCATAGCATAGTACATATCATTACATATATCTTCTAGTAATGTATCTGCCATTAACCCATTAACTATACTATATTCCTTATCCTTATAACCTACAATACTAGTAGGCTCTCCATTAGTCAAAGGTGTAATATAATAGAAGTTCAATCGTTTGCTAGTAGGATGAATCCACTTACAGCCTTCCCTGTATATATCCCTAATACCTAAATACTTCTCATCTAATAATTCCAATAGATAGTTAGTAGTTAGTGCATTGCCTTTTACTTTCAACTGGTTTAAAGCTCCACCCTTATCAAAGTGGTTATAGAAAGAAGTCTGGTTCTTTACTAACTGGCTAGCAAAGACTGTCATACAATTATCTATCTGCATCCTTATTTGCTGAATAGCACATAAATAGTTCTTAGACTGGCATAGTGTTATAAATCCATCATAGATAGTATTAGCTATAACTAAAGTGCCTAATGTAAAATGGCTTCTTCTAATACAATCTAATGATACCTTATAGGCTGGATTATCTATACCTTCGATAGCATCCACTATCTTTCTTCCAAACTTCTTATACTCCATACATCTTAAAATAAAAAAGGCTAGCCGAAGCTAGCCCCATTGTTTGAAGTCCTTCCAGTTACTGACCTATCAACTCCTTCAAAGCTGCTTTATCATCCTCTGTAAGAGATTGAATGTAGCGATAAGCTTTAGCCCTTCTCATTTCAGACTTCAAATTGTCGTCTGGAATCTCCAGTACAGCTTTAAGATTGGCTATGTATAGTTCATATCTTGCGATATAACCTTTACATTTAGCCTTAACCTGTTCTACTGTGTCACTGTCTGTAATATACAAACCAACACCAAAAGCCTTACCTAATTCCTTGCGGTCAGTTGATACCAATACTGAAAGAACATTCACTTGTGATTCTTGATTCTGTGTCATAATATAAAAAGTTTAAATTATGCCAATACACTATTATACTGGCTATTCAGACAAATAGTGCTATCAGAATCACGATGCAAATGTACTACAAAGTAACCACATAAACAAATAGCCTGCAATCTACCACCAGACTACAGGCTAAATTTATTTACTTTCTAAATATCATCCGATAATGATAATCTACCCCAAACAAGGCACCAGCAAAGGTACAAGTTTCACCAAAGGCAATAAGTACGCTGCTGTCTATTATTCCTAATGGTGCTACACAGAACCCTCCAATTAATAAACCACAGCCTACTATTACTAATACTGCTGCCGATATTAATTGTAAGTTTAGCTTATCTTCTTTTGTCATTCTGCTGATTGTTTAACTTTAATTTCTTGAATGGATGTATCTACTAATGCTATTACATCAGCCTTATTAGCTGCTGGAAGGTTATAGTTATAATTAACTAATCCCCCATCCAGTTCACAGTAGTTAGCATCACCGATATAGTTCATATCTTCAATAAGGTAGATACTAACATTATAGTTCATCTTTCCATTCATATCAATATTGAATGTACCTTCTAACTTCATTGTTCCATTATCTGTTACTACATTGTAATTTGTGTGCTGCATTTCGATAGTTGTAGCCATAGTTTTAAAATTTAAATGTGTTATTAATTAATCTATGGTAAAGATGGGTCTGGCATTGGCATAAGTGCCTGTATAGACCTCTGTAGCTGGTTATCAAACCATAAACATAGCCAGCAAATAGAAGATGTGCTATTATTATAAAGTGAACCAGTATATTTCTGTGAAGTAGTTTCATCATTAACTGTAAGTGATTTAGGTAGACCAGTAGCAGTAGCAATTTGATTGATACCTTTGTTATCCTTACATAGCTTAACTGAAATATTACTAATTGTACCACCTCTATAAGTAGAACCTACTGCACTAAATTGTAGTTCCCAATCATAGTACTTAGTATTACTTTCTCTTTGCTGTGCCTTAAAGATAATTTGCACCTTCTGACTTCCTGCTACTACATCTGCCTTAACTTGTATAGATGCCACTGGCATAGGTAAGGCTAAGAATCTATCATTAGCATTACCTGTATATGGTGAAGTAGGTGTATTAACGGCATTAGTTAAAAACTCATATACTTGTACTGTCTTACCTGCAAACTGTTGCATCTGTGTAGTCCACCAGTACAACTTCTCACTATACCAATAAGATTTAGAACCATCTGTTACTAAAGCACCTCTATGAAGGTTCAACTTACTTCCATCAGTACCATATACTGTATATATATCGTCTTTAGTAAGATAAGTTAAACTAGAAGTATCACCCCCTGGTGTACTGGATTCTATACCTGCTAGTGGTTTTTCATAAGAAGCGTGATTACTAGAAGTTACACCGCCTATATTTTGTACAGCACCATCTTTATAAGTAGCATACAAAGGCATAGCTGCACTATGTTCATAATTTCTAAAGTCACCCAATCTATAAGGGCTATTAGAACCGCCAGTAGGGTTATTGTATGTGTAGCCTTTATTTCCATTAGCCTTAATAGCACTTACTAATGAAGTAGGGTTATTTGCTTGCACTATCTCAATCCCATAGTTTCTATTCTTTAATTCTCCTAAAGTCATTGTAGATACAGTACTATGTATAGGCTTCCATTTACTCCACGGATTCACATTACTACTAGTACATAATCCACCTACATTTCTATTTGATATGCCTAATGTGTTTCCGACTAAACTTGTTGTTATACCCGAACTTGCTAAAGCCATATTATTTAGTTTTTATATTCTTTAATTCGTCTATCTCTCTTTTAAGGTCTATAATCTGTGCTTGTAATACTGCTACATACTGTGCATAATTGACAGATAGATATTTATCTTCTGTATTATCTTCTATAACCAGTTCTGGATATACTTCCCTTACTTCTTGTGCTATGAATCCTATACTATCCTTACCATCCTTCTTATATGTAACAGGTTTAATGTAACCCCTATTCTCTAATGGCTGAATGTCTGTTTTAAGCCTAATATCAGAATAAGCAGTCACTTCACCTGTAGCTGTAAGTGTATCGACTTTAATGTTAGTTGGTAATTTCAAATAAGCATTATCACCACCGTTTACACTAACTGCCGAACTGGTATTAGTAGCTGTAGCATCTTGGATATAAATGCTTCTAGTAGTACCCCAATTTGCCGTAGTAATGTTAGCAGTACCATTAAATGAAGTGCCGTTAATAGTTCTAGCTGTCTGTAGTTTTGTAGCACTACCAGCGTTACCACTGATACTAGCACTACTAGTAATGAATCCTGCACCATTGGTTAACTGATTAGTGTTGTTTGGTATAGCTACACTGACTGCTGCACTACCATTAAATGACTTGGATTGATAGCCTGTAAAGGTTAATGTATTAGTAACCTTATTGGCTGCTGCTACAGTGGCACTACTTGTAATAAATCCACTATTATTAGTCAAATGGCTGGTATGTGTTGGTACATTTACTGTTACTGCTGCACTACCATTATAGGACTTAGTACCAAATGAACCTGCTGCAAATGATAATGTACTATTAACTTTATCAGCACTACTGGCATAACTTGAAGTAGGTCTACTAACATTAGTGTTATAATTGTTAGCTACAGTGCTTGAATAAGAAGTATTAGTAAACTGACCTGCTGATACACTACCACCACTATTAGTTACTGTATATTCAAGACTTATGTTAGTCCAATCGCTAGGTTGCCTTACTTGTACCTCCCAACTGTTGTTATTATATCGTACTATCCTAATCATATCCCAAGTACAATAAGGGGGGAGGTATAGATAACTTTGATTTAACATTGAGTTTGCAGTACCGCTATAAGCGTACATTATCGCTTCAAATGGTATATCTATTACGTGCCCTTGATTGTGATTACCTGTTATATAGTAGATTGTACCTTTGACTTTACAGCTTTGATATTGCCCTCCACCTGTACAAACATAGGTTACTATCTTCTTCCAGTTCTTGTCTGTATCACCTCCCCATCTGTCAACTCTATATTTAGTTGCAGTAGTCCAGCCCATACTGAATGCTGCTTGGTGGTAGCCATCCACTGTATCGGCATTTGAGGCATAAGGAACAGTAATATTATTAGTAGTACCGTTTTTAGTCCAAGTAAGGTAATTGCCATTAGTTCCCAATGAAGATACATAACTGCTATTATGATTATGGCTACTAGCTGCTTTACCATTTAAGGCATCTTGTAAACCACTAACATTACTAATTGAATGACTATGCGAACTGGCTGCTGCACCTACACTAGCTGCTGTTATATTGAAACTCTTTGCAGCACTACCATCATAAGCACCCTGTGAAGTACCATTCAAGCTAATAGTAAGTGCATTAGGATTTTTTAAAGCAGAAGGTACTGTAGGATATGCTGGTAAGCTGATAGTATTTCCACTAACATTATAACTTGTTGAACCAACCTTAACAGTACTAGCATAATTATGTGTATGCGTACTGGGTGTAAATGTTGAAGGTTTACTACCAATTTCATCCCAATTATAACTAGGTTTACTAGCACCTATCCAGCTTGGCTTTCCTTCCAAGTCTGCCCAATTAGTAACGCCACCTTCACCCTTAGAATCAATCAATTCCCTTAGAATCCTACCTTGATTGGCTGAAAGTGCTGCATCTGTAGCCGTACTGGTTAAAGCATCTACTATAGTAATACTACCACTTCCACCAGAAGCACCTGCACCATAGGCTGAAACTTCCTTCTCACCGATAACATTTACTTTAACCTTCAAATCTCCATTGGAATCAAAGTAAAAAGCCTTATTCCAGTTAGTTACTACACCATCCCAATTAGTAACCTTAGCAGATGTTATTCCATCCAATACAGACTTATTAGAATGTGTATGCTTCTTATTATTAGCATCATTCCAGTTAGTTCTTTCCGTACTGGTAATATGTAATGTTGTGTTACTTGTATGTGCGTTAAAGTCTGTAGAACTAACTGCACCCAAACTAGATAAAGTAGGATAAGCTGGTAAACTAATAACATTACTAGCAGCATTATAAGCAGTATTACCTACCTTAACCGAACTGGCATAATTATGTGTATGTTCAGAAGGTGTAAAGGTGCTAGGTTTACCAGTAATCTCATTCCAACTATAGGAAGGTTTTGTAGATGTTATCCAACTAGGTTTATCGGTTATATCTTCCCAGCTAGAAACAGCACCTTTAGAATCTATCATATCTTTAAGGATTCTACCCATATTAGCACTTAAAGCACAGTCAGTAGCTGTACTGGTAAGTGCATCCACTATAGTTACAGTTCCAGCACCCGAAGTAGTTCCAGCACCATAAGCACTAATTTCTTTCTCGCCTATTACATTAACTTTTGCTCTTAAATCACCTGCACTATCAAAGTAAAATGCCTTGTCCCATACAGCTTTATCTAGCTTGTTATTCCAACTAGTAAGATTGGCTTCTGTTATCTTGTCTAATGTAGTCTTGTTAGTATGTGTGTGGTTGTTCTCATTCCACTTAGCTATATTAGCATCTGTAAGTGCTGCTGGCTTCCCTTCTATATTAGTCCAAGTAACCTTAGTACCATCACCATTAACCCACTTCTTAGAAGTTGCATCATACTTTAATATCTGACCGTCTGCCAGATTAGTCAGTGTTACATCTTCCAATTTAGATAATAGTGTACTACCACCAGTTCCAGCTTCTAATATCATCTCTCTTAATATCCTACCTTGATTGGCTGATAAAGCAGCATCTACAGCTACAGAATCCAAACCATCATAAATAGTAACTGAACCTGTAGAAGTGCTTCCACCACCTGTAGAACCTTGACCATAAGCAGTAATTTCACCTTCACCAATTAAGTTTCCAGTAAACACTACCTTTGATAAATCTACAGTATAAGAACCATCACCATTATTAACAGCAGGTAGAAAGTTCCCACTTAAAGAAGAACTTCCCCCACCACCGCCAACATTAGTAACAGCTACATTACTTACATTAAGTTCACCATTACGATAGGTCTTATTTATGTTTGTCCTTATAAATTGCATATTACTTCTTCTCTATTAACCGTATTTCCTGCTTACATAATCTATAATCTGTAGTAATGCTATCCACTATAAAGGTTTTATTTGGAAGATGGTTATCAGTCATAGTAGCATATACTTTAAACTTGTTCTGTAGGTTCAGATTCAGAATAGCAGAAGGTGTACTATATTGTGTTACTAGCCTATATATAAGATGTTCTTCCAGTCTATACATCTGCTTAGTAGCCTTATTATATACGTTATCCAGATAAGTAAAGCTAGTACTATCAGCACTATAGCAAACTGCACTGTAGTTACATTCCTTATTATCCCAAGTACATATAGCAAAATCTTCTGAATCCATCTCATTAACAAAGTCCTCGTTTATAATATTGCTGTATTCAGTATCAGAATCCTTTTCTTCTTCCTTCTGGAAGTTCTGAACTTTAGCCTGTATATCGAAGTCACTAAGGAATACTGCATCACATCTATAGCTATTATCCACCTTGTGCGGATGGTATAATGTAAAGGTAGGTTTACCAGTAATCACTTCATTAGTGTTAGGCATTGGAATAGCGTAACCTTCACCATCTATTCCCATCTTCCAATCAATGTTATTTTTAACTGGGAATACCCTGTTAATACAATGGTCTGACTGTCCTTGATTATCAAAGTATAGTTTGAATGTACTATCTGTAGAAGTCCACCTAGAACCATTCCAGTACATACTACCATACTTTAACTTACAGTCTATGTAAAGATTATCTGGGTTGAAGTCATCATTCTTGTTACTATACCCCTGCATTATATACATCTCACCTTCCCTATCCATAAATAGGAAATTACCCTTAATAATCAGATAGGTAGAACCACCAATGAAGCTAACATTATTATCATTTACTTCCAGTTCAAACAATGGTCTTAGTTTACCATCATAAGTATTATGAACGTGTAATAGTACATAGTCTGTAAAATTGATATTATTGTACTTCTTATTAAAATCAGTAACCTTATCAAAGAAGGCTTTACAGATAGTAGCACCTACATAGTTCTGTGTAGTAGCATAGTTAATAGTAGAAGGTGCTGATACTTGTGCTAATGTAGCCTTATTGTAATAGTAGCATTTATAGTTGCTGTTCTTTAGATACTTAAAGAAACATTTGTGCATACCACCTTTACCATCTTCATTTACCTCCTGCACATAAGACCAGCTACCACCATAGTTAGTTAAATAGTTCTCATCCCAGATACTAGGTATAATGCTATCAAAGCTGTATAGACTGTCTTTAACAGTAACCTTATTATATACATTATCTAAGGATAACTGACCACCATTTTCAACATAATCACTGGCTTCTATCTCCTTAGACTGCTGTAATGTTACCTTAGTAGATGCTGTACTACCAATGGTAAACTTATAGTAAGTATTGATTCCATTCTTAATAGCATCATAATCCAAGAAGTAAACCTTATCACCATCAGCTACAGCAGTTACATTAAGGTACTTACAGACTTCTTCCAGTACTTCCTGCATAGTCATAGGTTCATCATCTTCATCAAAGAAGTTCTGCTCACTGATATACATCTTACTAGGTAAACAAAAGTCAGATGTAGCATTTAATTGTGTATTATCTGAAATATAGAAAGAACTATAAGCATTACATTTACTAAGCAGATGGTTTATAATCTGGGTAAAAGATACTATATCTTTCTTACCGCCTATAGTGGTGTACTTATAATACTGTAATGTGCTAAGTGCATCTATGGCTTCTACCTCTATTTCTTCTAATTCATTCTCATAGCCTTGACTGTATAGATTGGGTGTTACATACCCAACCCATACAATACCACTAGCACTACTAAGAACTACCTTATTCTGTTGTGCTGTACTACTATACAAATCAAACTTATAATCGTCTGTAATCATTCCTATAGTAGCACTGCTATACTTACAAGGTTTATATAAATGTGAATCAGAAGTTTCTAACTCAGTTATGAATGGTGTAGCAGATAAAGTAATGTTCTGCACTTCTCCAGAACCTATTTCCAATGTGTATAGCTTCTCATTTATATCATAGAATTGTGCTGTATATTTCATCTTACTTTAGCTGTTTTATTATTGTAATTGGCTAGAACTCCTACAAGTTCCTTACCTCTAATCTTAAACTCTACCTGACCACCGCCAGCAGAACCCATAACCCCATTACCATTAAGCAGGTTAAACAGATTCCTTTGCTGTCTGTTATTAAGAATCATTTCACCAGCATTTACCCTAGCTAGGTTCATATCTCCAATAGTACTATTACCAGCGAATATACCACCAGTACTAAAGGAAGGAATACTAGCCAAAGCTGCTACTACAGCCGCTGCTGCTGCACCTGCCAACAACCATCCTACAAACGGGGTTTGGGCTGCACTGGCTACACCACTGGCAATAGCTTCACCTTTCTTGGCTGTAGTTAATGCTACAATTTGTGGGATAGCTGCTGCTACAGCACTAATCAAATTAGCACCCCAACTTAACCAAGCTGCCGCACCTTCATTGGTCATATTGGTTACAGAACCCATAATAGAAGCTATAGCACCTAAACTTTGTGCATACTCATTATTCAGTTTGATATTCTTATTAGTAATAGGGCTACTAAACTTAGGAAGTGAAGTAGGTATTTCTGGCTTCACCATACCAGCCAAACCAGCAGGTTTGCCATCTAACTTACCAATAGGTGCATTAGGATATTTGTACTGGAACTCTATTACCCTCTTTTGTTCTGTAAGTGCCTCTAATTCAGCATTGATTCTTATCCTGTCTTCATTACTAATAGCTAGGTTTAATTCCTTTCTTACAGATGCTATCTGTGCATCCAGTTCTGCTAATGAACCAGCAGGAATAACAGGCTTTACAGGTAACTTTACTTCTGTCTTATTGGTGGTAGTTCCTGTGAATACTTTAAATCCTTCCAATGATTCTACTGACTTAAAACCTTCCATCTTAGCCATACTGTTATTATATTCATTGGCAGTTTCATTATATTCTCTGGCTGTACTCTTTAATGCTGAATTTAACTGGTAATACTGCTGAATCTTTGCAGCTATATCCTTTAATTCATCATCACTATACTTTTCCAGCATAGTATGAATAATAAGATTCTGCTTCTGTGATTCAGCTAAAGCATCCTTCTGTTCCTGTGACCAGTCCTTTCTTTTAGCATTAGCTTGATAGTTAGCTGTACCATTCTTAGCCCTAGATTTAACCTCATCCCTCTTAGCAGGGTCTAACAAATCCGCTTCAAATGCTTTAAGCATATCTTCCATAGTTACAGTAATATTAGCATTCGTTCTAGCTTCTACAGCTTTAGATGCTGAATTAATAAGTTCTTCCTGTAACCTAATGTTAGCTGCTTGTTGTTCCTGTAGTGTTATTCTCCATTTATCAAAGGCAGCATTCCTTTGGTCAGCAGGTGCAAACTTATTCTTAGCTATATATTGTGCATCCGCTATTTCCGACTGGCTCTTAGCACTGAATACACCATAACTAATTTGTGTGTTTCCTAACTGGTCTAATGCAGCATAAGCTTCCTTAGCCTTATCTATCATATCTCCCAGACCAGTAAGAAAGTTGGATAGATTTCCACTACCCAAGCTATAAAAGAACTCATCCACAGAAGTTTTTAAAGCAGCCATATTACTGGCTGTCATATCGCCTAAAGTCTGACTGGAATTAAGAACCTTATTAAATGCTTCTCCAGCAGTCATAGCTATACCTAGCACACCAGCAAATCTTCCTATAGTGGCTGTGATATTCCTGCCTACCTGCTGAAACTGTTGTACTTGTTGTGTGGAACGTCTTATATTATTATCGAATTGACTACTATTAAGAAGTAGTCTGGTTACTAAATCAGCCATATTTAATTGTGTATTGTATATTGTTTAGCTTTCTCTTTCAATCTCTTAATATCTTCATTACTAATAGATGTTTCTTCTGTAGTATCATTATCCCAAGTAAACTGCATTATATCAGTAGGCTTTAACTTCTTAGTGCTGTTACATTGTGCAATTACATAAGCTATCATTCTAGCCTGTTCCCAGCTATTCCTGTCCTTCTTATGTAAATTGTTTATCAATGGTTCTAACTCATACATCTGCATCTTGTCTAGTACATATTCTGGGTCTAGTCCACCTTCTATTACTAAAGTTGAATATATCTCCTTAGTGGTTAGGACTTTTTTTTAGCATCTGCATTATTAGTAATAAATAGCTGTTGTTTCTCCAGTTCCTTCTTTAAGAAGTTCTGGAACTCCAGCATAATACTCATATCTTCATCTATGGATTCTATCAGTTCTTCAAAGGTTAGTGAACTGTCTGGATTATTAGCCAGTAAGACACAGTAGAAGAATAGATATTCATCTGTGATAGTCTTTAACTCAAATGCCTTACCTGTAATCTGTTCATAGATAAATAAGGCTCTAAGAGTATATTTCAGTTTGTAGTTTTGTCCTTTAATAGTCATATTAATAAGTATTAAAAAAAGAAGCCTTTACACCTCCATAACCTAGAGATATAAAGGCTCTATATTAAGCAGTAGCAGCCTTTGTAAGTGCTCCCACGCCTTCAAATGAAGCTGTAAAGGTTGCATTATCACCATTAGGTGCATTGGCTTCAAGTGCTGTAATAATAACATTACCCGAATATGTTCCAGTAGTGGCTGGCAACCATCCCCCTTCTGGCACTTCGTCCTTCTTTGTTGAATAATCTTTCTCCAAGCAGAATACAGCCTTAATAGGTGTTCTGGCTGTCAGCTTATCAAATAACTGGTCAAAAGTCATACCTTCACCATCATTAGAATAAAGGTTCTCGGTACTACAGTTCCAGCTAATCTTTCTAGCAGCCTTAGCTACCCATTTACCACCGCTATCCTTAGAAGTGGTTTCTACTGTTTCTACATTTATACTTAGTTTGTGGCTAGTGGCAAATGCTATAGACTTATCGTCAATAAATAGCATTAAGTCACCACCGTTAATTACTTGTCCTGCCATTTGTCTTTATGTTGAATGTAAGGTTTTGAATGAACGTATCTTCTATGTAATCTTCATCTGCATTTGTCATTCTAATATCGTGTATGTTAATACCAGAATAGTTACCCTTCTTACCTTGTAAGGCATCTTTAACCAAGTCAGCAATTTCTATAGATTCATTGTACTTATCAGAAGCTATAACCACTTCCACATAAGTATCTTCACTATATATAAACCTATCCTTACTATCAGATGGTTCTATGCTTGTTCTTCTGTAAACAATGAATGGAAATGTAGTACCTGTATCAGCTATTAAAGGGTAAATTTTATGTCCTACACTATCTATAATCTTTGCATCATTACTAAGGATATTATAGATAGCTTTACCTACTTGTAAACTCATCGTCTGTTCCTATTAGCTATTCTCTGAATTGACTGGCTTATAAGGTTATCCATATTATCAAAGATTTCCCTTTCCTTATTGGCTTTAGCTGTTCTAAAGAAATGTGCTGCATTAATACTACCTCTATTGGCTGCTGCTCTCTGCCTTCTAATAGGATTCCGACCTCTAACAGATGCAGTATTACTACCAGTGGTTCTTCTAACTCTAGTACCCATTTCAAAGAACTTTAATCTAAAGTCCCCCATAATATGTACCTTAGCTTCTTCTCCGTTTCTATCAGCATTAGCTTTGATTCCACTTATTAAGGTCTTACCATTCCACCAGTTTCTACTAGAAGCTGCTCTGCCTAAAGTCTGCCTTAGCTGTCTTTTAGTTTCACCGACTAAGATACCAGCACCCTTTCTTAAAGCACTTCTATAGACCTGCCTTTGCTGCCTACTAGTCAAATCCGCAAACATAGAAACTACCTGTCTGGCATCTACTTCTATGTTATTCATTTATCAATTCAGTTACTATAGTGGTTGATTGCTTATATAATTCTGGATTTATGCTAAGAATCCTGTACTTCTTTCCATTCCAAAGGATTCTCATATTCTCATTTACCTTATGATAATATCTAACAGTAAAGGTTACAGTATAAGAATGAACTATTTCATTATTCTGATTCTGTCTATTACCACTGTTATAAGTAACATTAGACCTAGTGCTAATAACATCTCTCCAATCAATAGAATTAGCACCATAGCCATCTTTAATAGCTACAGGTTCTTGTATGGTAATAGGATAATGTAATGTTCCTGCTCTCATTTAATTGTGTATTTACGGTAAAGTCCTATCAGATATTCATAACTATAGGGAATCTTAACAACTGTACCATAACTAACAGGTTCTCTATTTGCATAAAGATTACCTATCATTAGTAACATAGCGTGAATTATAGCAGGTGGTAAAGTACCACCTACTTCTAATTCATCTAAAGCTATGTCTAAATGTTTAGATACTGAATCCTCTGCTACAGCTATTAAGTCCAGAATGTACATATCATCTGCCCTAAAATCCTCATCTACTAGCAGGTGTTTCTTTGCTTGTTCTAAAGTTATATACATAGCTTACTACTTATTAAATAGACTATAATTAGGCTTTTAAAACCTTCTTCACAAAAGCATCTGCCCTTCTAGGCTTAGCATCAAAGTAAGCATTGATAACAAGTCTTACTTTACCGTTAGCAGCCTGTGTATATGGGTCTACTGTTAAATCAATTCCACCCCATTGACCGATAACCAAATCAGCGAAGTTACCATAAACAATACCCTTACCTGCAACAGCAGAAGTACAAAGAACTGGATAACCGTTTACCTCATTACCTTCCATCAGATACTTACCAGTATCAGTACCCTTGTCAGTAGTCTTTAAATCAGCCTTAGCAGAAGGTGAAACAATAAACTTAATATTACCTCTTACATTCTTAGCTTCCAAATCAGCTTCCATCTTAACAATATCTTTGTAAGTCACATTAGCTGCATCAGCAGTAACACCATTAAGTATACCAGCAGGTTTCTTTGCATCACCAGCTTCACTACCCAAAATAGTAGCTTCAAGTTTATTAGCAATAGCTGAAACAATATCTCTCTTTAGCATTTCCTCAGCAGAATTAGAGTCTTGAATTAAGAATTGCTTAGATACGTCGATATAAGCAGTAAGTCTTTTAGGCTCTAGGTTTACTTCTGAGAATGTACCACCGCCATTAGAAGCAGCATCAACTTCACCAGCCCAACCTACATTTGAACCAGAATAAACAGGAATAGATACATTACCTACTAAACCAGTCATATAAGAAGCACCAGCCTGTGCTAATACTAGACTTGCTCTCAATGGCTCTAGAATACCTAACTTATCTTCTGCTACATTCTCCTGTCCTGCTGTAGCTACAGTAGCTTTAATATCACCTCTTTCCTCAATAGGAAGTACAATCTGTCCGCTATAAGACTGACCAGCCTTTCTCATTTCAGAGATACCAGCAGTTACTACTTCTTGTGCTCTCTCGTCTAATTGTCTGTTATTGGCTACATCATTGATAGCCTTTAAAAGTGAAAACTTTTCCTTCATAGTATTAGTTGTATGTGTTGTTTGTTTAAGGTTATCTTCTTCAATCTTTCTAATCTGAATATCTATATCTGCCACTTCCTTAGTAAGTGTATCAAATTCTACCTGCTCTCCTGCATTTAGCTTTCTTACTTCCTTCTCAGCACCAGATATAATTTCCTCTGCTCTCTTTTTCAGCAGTTCTTTTTTGTCTAGTAGTTCCAGTGTGTTCATTTAAGCCACCTTGTTTCTAAGTCCAGCGAAATAATCTTTTAAATCCTCGCTCTCTAAATCCTGCATCTTTCTTAATGCTACAGATGTATCTGGATATGCTTCTTTATATACAGGTGATACATCGAATAATTCTTTGAAGCTATTGATAGTTCTTAAATAGCTACCATCTTCCTTCTTAGTCCAAGTATCTTTACCGATAGTAAAGGCAAATGAAGAAGTACTAATATCACCTCTTCTAAGACCTTCTAACAGTTCATCACCTAGAGCTGTGTTAGGTGCTTCAAACCTGTATTTAAGTCCAGTTTCATCTATAGTTAATTCTAGGCTTCCAGTACCATATTTAGACCTGGCTAATATACCTCTATCCTCATTGTGATTAAGTAAACATAGTATATCAGACTTTTCTAATATACCTGCTAAGGCTGAAGGCTCTATTACTTCAGTAAAGCCACCTAAATCCCTAGACTGCTTACCGAATACTAAAGCATACCCTTCTACAGTCCTAGAATCCATCTTTACAATTTCATTACAGTTTCTTAGTTCTCTCATTGTGTTGTTATTATTCTAATAGAATCCAACCTGTATTATCTATTTGATACTGTAATGCTGCTACTTGCTCTTTAAGCAGTCTGTTCTGTTCCTCTAAAGATGTAACATATTGTCTTAGTGTGGAATCATCATAGTTACTAAGACTAGCTAGTTTTTCTTTCTCTGGTGTTGTATAGTCATTAGTAGATAACTGTTTGCCTTCCACTTTATCTACTTTAATATTGACAGCTTCTCTAATATCTGAATCATCATAAACAGTATCAGTAAACTTAGCATTAGCAGGTACATCACATTCTACTGTATGTCCGTTTACAGTATCGGCATTACCACCATCAGCAGGAACTTTAGTAGGAATACTATCCTTTACCTTCTTTAGTTCATCCTGTAAATCGGTCTGCTTAGTAATATCACCTTCTATAGTACCCCATACAGCATTAACTGTACTACCAATCTTGGCACTGATTCTATCCAGTTCTAATACTCCTTCTTTAGTTGCTCTCTGTAGTTCCATTACTTCAAATAATAATTAGTCTGCCCTTTAACTACCTCATCATAATAAGCATCATTAAACATAGCATTAGGACTTTTAAAGCTGTAGCTGTAATAGATTAGTCCAGATTGTAGCTTATCTAGGTCAGATGAATTAATAACCGCCTTATCTATTCTATCTTCTTCTACTATACCAGTCAAATCACCACCTTTAAAACTACATTCTATAAACTCTGCTGGGTTTGTGGTGTAAAGTCTAAGTATAAATTCAGAAGTGTTTCTTACCCTAAATGGAATACCGTCCTTATCTTCCAACTTAATATTGAATACTAAGTCAGTTCCCTTGTAAATTGTCTGTATCATTGATTATATTGTTATTAGATGGAATGTTATTAGCAGCATTTTTAATCTCCATCAGATTCACTTGTACGAAATGGGAATCTCCACCATCTACAGCAGGTAAATCCAACTGCTTTCTAATCTCATTGGCACTAACCACACCGATATTAAACAGTGTATTGTAGTAGTTTGCTAAAGATTGTTTGTCTGCTCTTAGTAATACAGAAGTATCAAATCTTACATCTATTCTACTCCTTTCAGAAGGCTTATACAACTTCCTTTCAAACTCTAATTCTATCTTCTCTAGTAATGGTGATAATGTATCAGTAAGAAAAGCCAGCTGGGTAGCCTCAACAGTACTATAACTGCTCTTGGATAAGTCAAATGCTTTTACAGGTGATACCCCGAAGAACCTACAAATATCAATTACATTAAACTGTCTGGTTTCTAATAGTTGTGCATCAGCAGGATTCACTGTAATAGGCTGGAAATCCATATTACCTTCTAATACAGCTACTCCATTAGGTGTACCAGTAGTAGGACTAAAAGCAGTCTGCCAGCTAGTTTTTAAGTCTGCCTTCTGCTTACCAGTTAAAGTAGATTGTACTTTAAGAATACCAGCCAGATTAGCACCACCTTTAAAGAATCCTTGTGCGTGTGATTCGGAATCTGTAGCCAGTCCTAAAGTCTGTCTGGCGTGTTGTAAAGTACTAATTCCAGTAATACCATCATAACTAAAGTTCAGTATATGAATCATATTGCAAGGCTCTACAAGTCCTTTAATACCTACAACACTATATCTAATTCCGTCCTTCTGTTCAGTAATAGTAACATAATCTGGCTGTAAATAATGAAGTGCTACTGCATCTCCTTTAGCATCTCTTTCTATGTAAGCATATCCATTACCTTTAAGTAGTGTACTTACTATCAAAGTCTTTATGAAAGTAAACCTACTCATCTTATTGTTCGGCTCTTTGTTCAGTAAGTAGTAAGTAGGATGCTTAATAAACTTTTCTTTATAACCAGAATCAGTAATATAATATGGCTCTAATGGAAGCTGTGCTACTGCATCACTAATAACATCTACACATCTGTAGACTGTAGATAATAGCATAGCCTTATTAGTGGTATAACCGCCATTCATATTATACATCAATGAATCACAGAATAACCCTCTGGTTTCCTGTTCTGGTTCTTTCTTTTTAAACCAATTAGTAAAAAGTCCCATTAAATAGTCAGTATTTCATTTGTGTAATGTGGTGTTCTCAGATACATACCTAAAGCCTGTATCATTGCTATAGTTCCATCTATCTTCTTCTTATCTACTGCCTTATTCGGTTTAACATTACCATTATAATCAGACTTCAAAGTAACATTTCTAAAGCAGTACCTGTTTATTTCATTGTTATCAATAACTGCCTTACCAGATAGTATTAGCCTTTCCAGTTCTCTAGTAGGCATATTAAAGTTACCTAGTGTTTGTGGATATTCTTCTAATGGTAATCCCTGCTCTGTAGAATCTATAGCCCATTGTGTAGCATTATACTTGTCATATCCTACAGACTGGATATTAACTACATCAGCATATCTAAGCATATCAGTAGTTATATAGTCATAATCGGTAACATTACCACTGGTAACAGTAAGATACCCCTGCTGCTTCCAGTATTTGTAAAGTTCCTTATCTGCCTTATCCTTTAATGCCGATTCTGGAAGATAGTAATGTGTTTTGAAGTAGTAAGTACCATCCAGTACTACTAAGTAAGCTACAGCAGTCAAATCCGAAGTAGCAGCTAAATCCACACCTACATAGCAATCTATACCAGCAAACTTATTAAGGTCTACTTCCTGACTGCACTTAATAATATAGTCCTCTGGTAGCCACACATTAGAACTATCACACCATAAATTCAAAGTCTTAGTTTTAACTCCAACTTCATCAGCAGGGTTATTTATTGCCTGTTGTACCTGTCCCCTAATGTATTTGGAAGTAACTGTAATATCCAAGTTTGGTGCACATTTAACCCAGTTCTCTTCATCTCTCCAATCATCATCAGCATCTAAGGAATAGATAGCTATAAACATTTCATCATCTACCTTTAAGCCATTAAGCACTTCTATAGCTACGGTTCTTAATTGGTAACAGGGTAAAGTTTTATCGAAGCCAGCAGTAGTAATAGTACAAAGATGTGGATTCATCCTCATCCCCATACTGGACTTAATAACATCACGTACTTTACTATTCTTAGCAGCGTGATATTCATCCAATAAACCAAAGCTGGCATTAAATCCATCCAGCTTACTATCATCAGCAGCCAATACTTTCAACTTGGAATTAGTAAGGTTAAACAGAATATCAGCTCTATAGGCTGTAAGATACTTGCCTTTAGAATCCAATCCCTTACTAAACTTGCTACACATATCAAAGGCTATCTTAGCCTGCTCTTTACTATTAGCAGCCAGTAATACTTCTGCACCATCTTCACCATCAGCTATTAAATAATACAAGCATAAAGCAGCAGCTAAAGCTGTCTTACCCTGCTTTCTACTTACTTCTATATAGCTGCTAGTATATCTTCTGGTAGTAGTTCCCTTCCAGTAGAATCCAACTATATTAGCTATTATAAACTGCTGCCATCCTTCTAAAGTGAATGGTTTACCAGAATGTCTACCTGTATAATGCTTCAATGTGCTGATAAATAGAATGGCTCTATCTACCTTATCCTCTTTAAATTCCAAATCATCCCTTTTAAGGTCATTCTGGAATCTCTTACAAGCCAGCTTAATAGTTTCACCAGCTATTATTTCACCATTAAGAACCCTACTACAATATTCATAGTAAAGTTTGGTATTCATTACCTAGTTTCCTTTCCTTCCTTTATAAACTGCTCAAATGGATTATACCCGTCCTGTTCTATTTTAGGCAATTTAGTTCTAGCCTTAGCTGTTAGTCCGAACTCCAGCATAACTTTCATAGCCTGTGTTTGAGCATCTTTAGCAATCTTAATAGCTGGGTGCGGTGCAATGTTACCCCTATCACTGGTAACAGTCAAACCTTCATCTTCTAACTGTTTGGATGCCTTAATGAACATACTGTAGTTTCTAGCCAGCATTGTTAAAGCTGCACTATCCACATTCTCTAACATACCAGTACTATCCAGCTGTTCCAGTACATTCTGCATATATACCTTAGCATCCTTTTCAATGTCCTTTGGAATAGTGTAATTTATCATATTATAGTCTATTTAATTTTTATAATTTATAAAGCTATGCAATGGCTCTAATTGACTTATAATCACTACAATACAATTATCAAAGAATGTGAATTATTTATTTGGAAGTCTGTTAAGGTATTAGTAAATTTGTAATACAATTAAAGGCTAAACTATGGAAAGAAGAAGTAATTACCCAATAGAAATTAAAGCTAAAATAGACCTAAATACTGACCTGCTACTAACGGAACTACAGCAATTACTAGGCAAAGACAGGTCTAAACTACTAAGATTGATAATAGCAGATTTCTTTAATAGAAATATTGATATTATAGATGAACATACTAACCACAAATCAGATAAAGCACCACTGATAGAAGCCATACTAAAGGACTTCTTCAATTATAACAGGGAAACCATTAACCAGTACATTAAATTCAAGAATGATAAGACCACCTAAATCAGTCCTACTACAATATGTTTATGATTACGGACTAGACAAAGCAGCAGCATTATTTCACATTGATATAGAAACAGCAGATAAGATAATTAACTGGAAGCCACAATATGACCAGTACAGCTACAATACAGTAATAGATAAGCCACTTCATAGAAATGCTTCTAAAATAGCTGATATAATAGCCAAACATTATCCCGAATTAGTAAAGCAATACACCACATACTATAAAGATACTATCTATATGTCCCAGACTGTAGAAGACTTCCTACAGAAAGCAGTAATAAGATGTATGGAAGTAGGGCTAGAAGATGTAACAGAAGAATCTGTATTAGAACTACTAAGAGTGCAATTCAATACTATAAGATGCTATGCTAAGAAGTCCAGCTATACAATGAATAGTAAATTAACACCATTGGAAGTACAGAATGAAGAAGGTGAATACATAATACCATCAGAACTATATGCCATACCTAAAGAAACCGAATAAGCAGCCTTCCAGAACATTTAACAGGGAAGAAAGACAGAAGATATACCAATCTACCAAATGGAAGGAATTAAGACTAGCTAAGCTAATGCAGCAGCCATTATGTGAACTCTGTTTAGCCAAAGGCATTATTAAGCCAGCAGAAGATATTCACCACATAGATTCCTTTATGAATTATACTGGCACTAAAAGACTAGCCAAAGCATTTGACTTTAATAACCTTATGTCTATCTGTAAAGAGTGCCACGCAAAAGAACATCACTATGAACATTAAATTAAGCATACCAGTATTACAAGCATTAACCAATAATGAAGCATTTACTTACTTCTGCACATTAGTAGCCATTAGTAAGAATCCAGATAGTACTATTAAAGATATAGTAAGAATAACTGGTGTTAGTGAAACTACCATCTTTAACCATCTAAAGAAGTTTGAAGAAGTAGCCAACCTAACAATAGATAGAACTGGATGCAGTAATAAGTATAGCTATACAGAACCTACCAAGTTCTTTGTAACCATAGATAGCAGCCTGTTAGATACAGATGTAGATAGAAATGTTATCGGCTTCTTAATCCGATTCAAATGCTGGTCTAGAATAGCATCCAATATTGTAGACCTATCTCTAAATAGAATAGTTCACGAAATAGGGGTACAACATAATACAGTATATTCAGCTTTAGAAGCTGGTCTAGTGGAAAGAAGTGATAAGAAACTTTACTTTAAGTTCATTCATCCATCACTTTGCATACTGTAATACAAAAATATAGCTGTTATAGCACCCTCAATATAAATTTTAAAATTTGTTACAATTAATTTGTATATGTCAAAATCTTTCACTATCTTTGTATTACAATAAATGAAGGAAACTATCATACTGAAACATAGATTTTAATTCGATTTTCTAAGTGGACTGGCTAGCTGATTAGCCAGTTCTTCCACTTAATTCACTTCTAAGAATCACAAAGTTATTACCATAAGTACCTTTTGAGCATATTTTAGGTACTGAATGTTAATTATTCATCATAATTTTTGAGTTTGGGTTAGTTAAGCGTAGAATAGTAAGCGTAGTGATACGCTTATTATTTTATTTCAAGTGTGACAAATTTTGGTAGCGAAACCTCAATCTTCTATAGAAAGAATACCCAAAAATGTCACAACCCATAATTCAAACTCCAGATGCTTCTAAACTCCAGATTTTAAACCGACTAACTAAACAAACAATTTACAATTATGACAAACATTATTATTACTAAAGAGTACAAGTATTTAGGTGAATATCCATTATTCAAAGAGAATGGTTTACCAGTAGGATATTTAATAGATAAAGGTAAAGTAGGCTGTGGCGGAACATCTATAGCTTTAGAAGATAATAAAGATACTATTATATGTGTTCCCTTTGTATCACTAATTAAGAATAAGATGCAGAAATATAATATAGATGGTAAGGTTAATGTGCTAGGTGTTTATGAAGGTGTTACTACATACGAAATTAGAGAATACCTAAATACTAAGAAAGGTGCTAAAAAAATTATGTGTACTTATGATAGTTTAGCTAAAGTTGCTGGTATTACTGGTTATAAATACTTCTTACTAATAGATGAACTACACCTGTTATTTATCCAGTATGTCTTTAGAAACAAGGCTGTAAGGACTGTATTAGACGAATACAAGAAATTCAAAGAATGGTCATTCTTAACAGCTACCCCTATTGAATATGATTTAATGCTGGAAGAACTAAAGGATATTCCGACCTTTAAAATAGACTGGGAAGATAAGACCGAAGTAAAGGTAAATGCAGTACAATGTAAGTATGTAGGTGCTACAGTAAAGAAAGTTATCAATGATTTCTTAGAAGGTAAGATATTTGGTAATGCCCACTTCTTTGTAAACTCGGTGGAATTTATTGCTACTATGATTAAGAACTGTAACCTTACTAATGAGAATACCAGAATCATCTTTAGCAAGAATAATGAAAGCTATAAGCATACTTGTCAAGGTGTTACTAATGGTGAAACTACTGACCCTGTAAAGAAGATAAACTTTTATACTTCCACCTGCTTTGAAGGCTGTGATTTATTTGATACAGAAGGTAAAATTTATATCATCTCTGAAAGCACCAAGGCACAAACCTTAATGGATATTAGTACACAGGTAAGACAGATAGCAGGTAGAATTAGAAATACCCAGTATGCAGATACTATTACACATCTTTATAAAGCTACCAGATACAATACAGACCTTACTTATGAAGAATATAAGCAGGTAGTTCTAGAAGAAGAACAGAAAGCTAAATCATATATTACTAAGGTTAATAATGATAAGGAAATTAAGGAAGGAACTAAAGAAAGTATCTATCATTACATTTGGAAGGATGAAGAAACTGGTGAATTTGTATTTGACCCTAATAGGATGAAACTAGATATTTATAACTTCAAGGTACTTAACCATACATACAGTTTACAAGTTAATTTAAGCACTGAATATAATAAGGCTGGTATGGCTGTAGGATGCAGTACAGATAAGACTTCTGATAAGCTATTAAAGAATGATTCAGCCAGAACTACCTTTAAGGATGCCATAGAAGAATATGATTCTATAATGCAAAGAAAGGAAGGTATGGTATTCAGTCTTACAGATAATGATAGATTAGCCTTATTAAAGAAGAAATATAGCTATATCAAAGATGCTTATGAACTACTAGGTATGGAACAAATTAGGGAACTTAAATATCATACTTCACATATTCAAAGACTTCTTATTAGTATCTCTGAAAAGATGGATAATAATGCTAAGGTAGCTAAGTTACTGCTTACTATTCCTGCATTTAGAATCGGTGAATTTATTCCTTCTGCTGATATTAAAGATTGCTTGAATAGTATTTATGGTACACTAGGAATCAAAGGAAAAGCTAGCATTAAAGACTTTGAAGATTATGCTAAGTTTAAGGAAGCTAGGAAAAGAATAGATGGTAAGCAGGTAAGAGGTTATATTATTCAGTACATTAAAATTAAGTAAGCTATGGTTATTGACTTTACACCCAGTACAAAGGAATCAGAAGAAGCTAGAATATTAAAGCTAAAGGAAGATGCAGTAGAAGCTGGTATTAAAGCTAAGGAAATTTTAAACAGCATAGGAATTAAATATATCATCCGACTTTATAAAGAAGGTGGTTGTATTAAGTTTTACAAAGGTTCTAAATGTATAATGATGGCAGGTTTACTAGCTGGCACTAATGAACTAACAGCTAATTTCTCTCTTTATTATAATGCTACTAAACTTAAAGACAGGAAAAGATTTAAAACTGTAGAAGAAAATGATTTCCTTACAGATATACTACTAAACCTTTATTCTCAACTACAATAATCAGACCTAAGATAGTGTTTAAATGAATTATTAAAATTATTGTAATTTAGTTTTGATATGTAAAATATTATTACTACATTTGCAATATGATAAAGAGTTATATGGGAATGGCTTTATCATTCTGGTTAGTGAGTGATTTAGTTCTATTTTACTACTAATCAAAGTAATAATACTACAGATACTTCTAATACAAAGATTCTATCAATTTATTTACACACCAAATTCTGTATTTAGATTTACTATCTTATAGATTATCCGAACATAAAGATTATTGAGATTCGTTATTCATTCAGTAAGGTAGTCTGTGAAGATAGCCTTACTTTACTTTGATTATTAACTACTTAAACTATATATACTATGTTTACAACCTATGTATTACTAACATTCTTAGCAGTTTTAATGTATTTCCTTATTAGGACTGTAGTAAATGAGATTAAACAACATATCACAGAAGAAACAGATAGGGTTATTAAGGCTATTAAAGATAAGAACTATGTGGGTAGATGAAGAAGGAAATGCAGTTATATCAGAATCAGATAAAGCATTAAATATACTAAGTGAATGAAACGTATGTCAGAACAAACTATTAACGCAATTATTAACTACTTAGTCCAGCAACCTTATAAAGATGTAGCTGGGCTGTTATAGATGGTACAGCAGGATTTACAAACTAAAGAAGAACCTGCTAAGGAAGAATAACCCATTAGCCTGTAAATGGTATATGGTTAATGTGAATGGCTAATGATTTATGTATAATGGAATACAGGCTAGTACAAACTACTAGCTTAAATGGACAAATTCGATGAATTAGAACTAAATGGAAGAAAACTATTAGAATCATTTTTAATACAAGTGGGTGCTACTAATCTGCATCCTACAGAAGATAAGTTTGCACCAGTGGACTACTATTTTACTTATAAGGATAAGAAGGTAGTAGCCGAAATAAAGGTAAGAGATATTAAGTATGAAGGCTATGATACTCACTTAATGGAAGTATCTAAATATAAGTCCTTAGTGAAGGATAAGAAAGATAGCCAGTCAGATACAGCATACTACATTAACTTCTTTACAGATGGAACTAAAGTTAATGCCTATTGGTATAGTACTAATACTGTTAGGAACTTTGGTACTATAGATTATAAATACTGTCCGACTACTACAGCAGCCGATAACGGTAGCTACTATAAGAAGGTTATTATGATTCCTTCTAATAAGGCTCAAAGATTTACCTTAGTAAATGGTGGATGGTCTAAGATTTCGCCTAAATTTTAATTATAAACCCCAGCTTACTTTAATCGGTAGGCTGGGGTTTTGTTATTATGGGTTGTAAATTAAAACAGCCACTTATGACTTTTTATTACTTCCTTTAGGCAGCGATTCTAATCTATATTTGCACTCTATATCCATCCACCTAGGAATATTAAGCGTTATATTATACTGTTTACTATAAGCATCTATTAATTTATCTTTCCATCCACTATTAGCTAACTCCCTAGTTTCAGTGTACTTAAATATAGTTTCCTCTAACGCTCCTAAAAAATCTTCCAAAGTTTCAAATACAGGTGTCTTAGAAGGTTTCGTAGAATACCAAGCAGTAGGACGAAGTTTATGTATCTGCTTATTTTTATATTGTACTTTTACAGTCCAATTAGCGGATTTGCCCATAGCAGCACTTATTTCCCAGATATTTCTTAGCCAAATATCAGTAATAGTTACAATACCATTACTATCCATCTTATAAGCAAAAATAAGATATTTAACGTGAAGCATATATGGCTTCTCTATTATCTCCTTTACATAAGACTTAAAATCTGCTATATCAAAACCAGCACTACCTTCACTATTAAAAGCTTTAACTTCTACTAAATTAACCTTTCTGTCCTCATTTAAAAATATATCTGGTGGCATCTGTGTATTAGGATTAGGAGCAAAATATATATTATTAGCCCTTAACCATCCTTCTAACCACTCTTGTATTATATTACCTACTACATCTTTCTGTTTAACAATAATACCCACACTTCCCAAGCAGAAGGTTATCCGTCCTTCCACTGATTTTATATTGAAGTCTGTGAGCAACTTATCATATAGCTCCTCTGGAGTAATATGTATTAATTCCTCTGCCATAACTATATCTGTTTTAGAAGTCGACTACACACAGCCTTAATAACTGGTACTACAACAGTATTACCAAGCAAATCAAAACCATCTTTCTCTGATACATCAAACTGATAATCTTCTGGATACCCAAAGAGTCTTAACCCTTCTCTTAGTGAAAGTTTTCTTAAACCATTACCGTCCACCACTACCAGTTTCTGCATATCCATAGCGACCAGAGTAGGAGCTATAGAAGCAGGGTCTAGTATCTTAGTTATCTCAAAGCTAAGTTTACCAGTTACTATATTATATCCTTTAGGAAGGCTAGTATCTTGCTCTCTATGTGACGATGAAATATTACCAACCTTCTTAGTTATTTTTCTTTTAGGATGCTCATAGACTAAATACCCTTTCTGCACTAGACCATCTAAGAGCTTTTGCAAATCAGAGCCAGCGTAGAAAGTAGTTATCATTTCTTTGGTAAGTGGCATTCCATCCATCCAATCTATGCCATATTCAGCAGCCCATTTCTTCTTCCTACGTTCTGTCAAAAGAAGATTAAGTAGTTCCTTCTCTCTTTTTGTTGTCTTACCTTTAAGGTCAATATCCCAACTGTGTATATTGTCCTTACCACCTCTCTTATCTTTAATGGATTTACCATAAAGTTCTGAGATTTCATATTTAGACAGAAGTAACTTAGTAAACTGACTTTTAATTGTCGGTAAACCCACCTCTAATATATCTCCTAAAGAATGTTCTACAATAGGGAAATTATCTAACTTGACGGTGTTATTAAAAGTACCTACTATGTAGATTCTTTTTCGTTCTTGTGGTACTCCAAAATATTTAGAGTTAAGAACCGCATAAGATACCTTGTAACCTATAGCCTTTAGATGCTTGAGAATAGTTTTAAGTGTTTTCCCCCCATCGTGATTTACTAGACCTTCTACATTCTCCAAGATGAATCCTTTAGGCTTCTTGGCTAAAAGAATCCTCTCAACATCAAAGAATAAAGTTCCTCTAGTATCAGCAAATCCTAGCCGATTACCAGCAGCACTAAAGGCTTGGCAAGGAAAGCCAGCACATAATATATCAAAATCAGGAATAGTAGCAGCATCCACTTTAGTAATATCTCCTACTATTTCTTCATTAGGGTGATTCTGTTTTAATACATCTAAGGCATACGGCTTTATTTCAGAAGTAAATACACAAATAGGGGTATAACCAGCTTCAATAGCAGCTAGTTCTAACCCTTTGCGGATTCCTCCAATCCCTGCGAATAAATCTATAAAGCGTAAATTCATTATTTGCCTATTAATCCAATTTAGCGCAAAGGTACTAAAAAGGAGCAAATAATCACCATTATTAACGATATTTGCTCCTTACATCTTGAATAAGATTCCTCAACTGTCACTAGATATATTGGTATTCTATAACCCAATTATTAGCTATAGCTATATCTACAAACTCATTCACTGTTACTACTTCATCTATATCATCCGTTTCCATTACCATATTAGCATTACTAATTACAAAGTACTCACCTTCATTATAAGCAGGGTACTTTCTAATACCATTCTGGAAGGTAGCATATTCACCGTGAACATAGTAGGCTGTCTTTACTTGGAACTTGCTATTAGCATTATAGAACACATTATAAACACCGCCAATAGTATAGACTTCCAGTAGTACAGCACCATTCTTAACGGTAATCATCTTATTACAAGTTTTAACACCGCTTTCCCTTTCCTTCTTCTTAAAGGTAGTGATTCTATAAGGTACTATTTTAGTAATAAGCTGCTTCACTAGATTACGCTTTTCAGTGAAGTTACCTTCTATCTGTTCTAAATAGTCTTTAGGTAAGGTAGGCTGGCTATAGAAGGTCTTTAAATCTCTTAGCTTCTCTAATTCACCTTTAGCCTGCTCTATTGACTTCTCAAAGTTCTTCATTTCCTGCCTAACACCCTTAGCGGTTCTATTAAATTCTTCCATAGCCATAGTTCTCATATCTTCATCATCCCCAGCCATTTCAGCAGCATTAATAGAGAATTGGTAGGCTGTAGATAGTCTTTTCTTTAATTTATCTATCTCCTTAGTGAAGTTCTGAATGCTGTAGTTCTGGTATTCTATCTTCTCCTCACATTCTCTAATCTGCTCTTCTCGCTTCTCATCATTCATATTAGCATAGCCTATCAGTTCCTTCTTTACCAATTCCCATATAATAGGCTCTAGCTTTTCATTAGCTATAGATGTTCTATTAGTACAGTTTGTAATATTGTTAATACCACTCATACAAAACCAACTAACAGCAGGTTTACCATTTACTAATCTATAAGTCTGCCCAAATTCACCAGCTTTCCTTCTAGGTGTTAATGTATATCCGCAATCTGGGCACTTAATCAGCTTAGATAACAGATATACTTGCTGGTTTGGGTATGGTTCATCCTTTACCCTATTCTTCTTTCTCTTATTAGTAGCTGCTTCATATAGTTCCTTATCTATAATAATAGGTGTACTAACATCGAATACTTCTACTTCGTCAGTATCTGGGTCTTTAAGATTCACCTTCTTAATACCAGTAGCATAGCTTTCATAAGTAAGAATATGTTCGATAGTACCTAAAGAGAATTTCCTATTTAGCTTCTCACCATACTTATCAGTAATAGCCAAAGCAGTGGACTTTAAAGTAGCACCTTCCTTTAGATATTCATTATATACTGCCTGTACTACTTCTGCTTCTTCTTCATTAACTACTATCTGGTTCTTCTTACTCTTATCAGTGCCTTCATATCTCTTATAGCCAAAGTAAGGCTGCCCGATAGATATTCTGTTATTATCCAGTTCGTTTCTTCTAGCAGATGCTATCTGAGTTTTCATACTCTTTAGATACTTCCAAGCTGCATCGAAGGCTGCACCGATAACTAATTCTGCATCCCTTACCTTCTTACCTGTTTCTGGGTTAATAGTCCAAAGGTCTATATCTTTAAAGTAAACAGGTATATTCATATTAATAAGTAGACGCACATAGATACGACCAGAAGCAGGGTCACGGCTCATTCTACTTACTTCTGATACTAACACTACATCAAACCTCTGCTCTTTAGCTGCTCTTAGCAATCTATCAATAGAATCCCTATTCTTCTTAGTAACATCATCCTTACCAGTAATCTTTTCACCATATACTAAATTCTCTAGGTCATATTCATAACCCATAGATTTAGCCAGCCTAGTTAAATCTCTGGTCTGTCTGTTTAAATCTTGATTCTTAGTAGAACATCTGATTAGAAATGCTGCCTTCATATTCTGTTGGTTTTAAATTCGTTATCTTCGTTTCGGAAGCGAAATTACCAAAAGTCACAGAACTATGCAAGTGATTTCTTTATATTGAGTTGCCGGAATTTAACAGAAGTGTACTTGAAGTACTTCGCCAACCCCTAGAGGACAGGCATATATCCATCGCACGAGCTAAATACAGTCTGGATTATCCGGCCAGTTTCATGCTGGT